TCTCGAACGAGAAGCTTGAGATCGCCATCGACCGCGCGTTCGGCGTCATGTTCCGCGGCGGGATGCTGCCACCGCCACCGCAGTCGCTGATGGATGCGGGCGCCGACCATATCAGCGTCGAGTTCGTCTCGATCCTCCACCAGATGCAGCGCATGATCGGCATTGGCCAGATCGAGCGCACGGTCTCGTTCGTCGGCAACATGATCGCCGCATTCCCCGACGCGCACGACAAGATCGATGTCGACGCGACGATCGACGAATACGGCTACCGCGCCGGCGCACCTGCCAAGATTATCCGCTCGACCGAGGAGGCTGAGCAGATGCGCCAGGCGCGGGCTCAGCAACAGGCTGCGGCTCAGGCTGCGAGCGCGATGCCCGCGGTCAAGGACGGCGCTGCAGCGGCTGAACTGCTGTCGCGCACCGATGCCGGCGGGCAGTCGCTGCTCAATCGGATGATGCCGGCCTAATGTGCGGTCCCGGGCAACAGCAGATGACCGGCACGAAGGCGGCAACGCTGCCTGTGCAAGTGCCTGTCCCGAACCCAGGCGCACCCATCCCGGATCGGGGATACGGGTTCCGTTATGGCTCGGGTAAGACGCCTGAGACGACCTCGCCTGATGGCGAGCAGTTGAGTGAATACGACCAGCCCATCAAAGGGAACGGCTTCTACGGCCTGCTGTCGCGCAAGGACGGTGGCAAGGACCGCAGCAGCGAATTGTCGATCGGCGTCAAGATTGGGGACAAGCTCTACAACGTCCCGTCGATGGCGCCCGGCCTGAGCCAGAAGCAACTCGATTACCTGCTCTCCACGCCAGAGGACGAGTTCTACAAGCGCGATCCTCAGATGATGCGCGGCATTCAGGACAATGCCGCGGCATGGGCGAAAAAGCGCATAGCGGCAAAACTGCCGGTCTACGCGACCCGCGCTGAAGAGGGGAAATATCGCCCCGTAGGCGGTGGCCAATGACTTCCACCTTCACCGCCGACGACGCCGCCACCCTCCTGCGCTCCGAAGAATTTCGCCGCTTCCTTTTTGCCGCGATTCAAAGCGCGGGCATCCTCGGCCACTACGCACCTGCCAACGGGCAATTGGGGCGTGATCTCGGCCATTTCGAGGGACGTCGGAGCCTGGGGTTCGAACTGCTGGCCATGGCGGATGCCGGTCAGCCTGAACCGCTGAGGTCGCCCGAAGGACTGGCGACGCTCGACCAGATCATCCGCGAAGCAATGACCCCCAAGCCGAAGGACAAGACCCGTGAGCGAAGAAGCGACACCGCCCGATACGACGAACTCCCCGACTGATGCACCGGCCGCCGCCCCTGCGGAAGCGCCGTCCAGTCAGGCCGAAGCCCCTGCCGCCGCCCCCGCCGACGATGATGCCACACTGCTCGGTGCTGCCTCGGTAGAAGCCAAGGGCGAAGGTGAGGCCGAGGCCGAAGCCAAGGCCGACGAACCACCCGCCGGCGCGCCGGAGAAATACGAACTCGCGCTCGATGGCGTCGAACTCGACCCGGAACTGCTGGCTGAGGCCGAGCCGATCCTGCGCGAACTGAACCTGACCAACGAGCAGGCCAATGCGCTGCTGCCGATCGCGCCGAAGATCATGGAGAAGGCGCAGGCCGCAACGATGCAGCAGTTGCTCGATGCCGGCGCCGCACAGCGCAAGGCATGGCTCGACGCGACCAAGGCTGACCCGGAAGTGGGCGGGGCCAATCTCGACACGACACTGCACCTCTCGGCCAAAGCGCTCGACGCGCTGGGCTTCAAGGAATCGGGCTTCGGGGAGGACGGCAAGGCGCCGCATCCGTTCCGCGCGGCCCTCAACGAATCCGGCTTCGGCAACCATCCCGACATGGCGCGGCTCCTGCGGCGCTTTGGCGAGATGGCTGGCGAGGACGGCCTGTTCGCACGGACTGATCCCGGCATCCGCGAGGCAAAGCCGGCTCACGAAGTGCTCTACCCTAACGGTTAAGGAGACCGACCATGGCCGTCCTCGGCGCCACTTACTGGAATCTCATCGACGCTCTCAAAATGCAGGACCTGAACGAGCAGGCGGCGATTGCCGAAGTGCTCCACCAGTTCTCGCCCTTCCTCAAGGACGCGAACATCCAGACCTGCAACAAGGGCACCAAGCACGCTGTCTCGATCCGCTCGGGCCTGCCCTCGATCACCTGGGGCGCGCTCTATCAGGGCATCGCGCAGAGCAAGGGCAACTACACCACGGTCGAAGAGACCACCGGCTTTGCCGAAGGTCTGTCGAGCGTCGACACCCGCCTGCTCAAGCTGCACCCGACCGAGACCGGCAAACTGCGCCTGATGGAAGCGCAGGGCTTCATCGAAGCGATGGCCCAGACCCTCGAATCGGCGGTGTTCTATTCGAACGTGTTCACCTCGCCGACGCAGTTCCACGGCCTGGCGCCGCGCTACAACTCGTCGTCGAACCCGAACGTCATCCTCGGCGGCGGCTCTGGCTCGGATAACACCTCGATCTGGTTCGTCACCCACGGCGACATGCAGACCTCGGCGCTGGTCCCGGCCGGCATCCCCGCTGGCCTGCAGCGCGAGGACAAGGGCGAGGTCCGCGTTCTCGACGGTTCGTCGAACCCCTACTACGTGAAGGAAGAATACTTCGCGCAGCACATGGGGATCTGCGTCAAGGACTGGCGCTGGAACGCCCGCATCTGCAACATCGACGTTTCCGACGTGATCGCCGGCTCGGTCAAGGTCAACGCTCTGATGCGCAAGGCTTATCACAAGCTGCAGGGCACGCACGCCTACCAGATGGACAAGCCGGGCGTCGCTTCGCCGGGCCGCACCGTCATCTACATGAACCGCACCATGTACGAGGCGCTCGACGCGGAAAGCAGCAACCGCCCGGGTGGCACCGACAACTTCATCCGCCTCACCCCGATGGAAATTCAGGGCGAGGAAGTGATGTCGTGGCGCGGCATCCCGATCCGCCGCACCGACGCGCTGCTCAACACCGAAACCCTGGTCAGCTGACCCTCGGACAGGAGACAGAGAAATGATCTTCGACAATACCCTCCTGCTCAGCAATCAGCAGGCCATCACCGCCACCGCGGCGTCGACCAACGTGATCGACCTCGGCGCGACTGGCACCCCGTATGGCGGCGTCGCGGTCACCCGCGATATCGGCGCCGGCCGCGAGGTCGACCTGTCGGTTCTCGTTGTGCAGGATTTTGCCACCTGCACCTCGGTTCAGGTCGTGGTGCAGACCTCGCCGGACAACTCGGCCTGGACCGACGCCTACATGTCGCGCGCCATCCCGGTCGCAACGCTGGTAGCCGGCTATCAGGTCAAGGTGCCGAACAGCTTCGAACTCGGCGTCAATGCCCGCTATGTCCGCCTGAACTATGTCGTGGCCGGCTCCAATGCCACCACCGGCAAGATCACCGCCGGCGTTGTGTCTGCTCGCCAGACCAACAGCGGCATGTCGGTCGCGGTTTAAGGGGAGCGTTGAGCAATGCCTCTTTACCGCACCACCGATCAGGCGGTTTACCTCTCCGACGTCGGCCGCATGGTCTTCGTCGGCGAGGAATTCACCACCGACAACGTGCCGGGCTCGACCTGGGAACCGCTCGATGACGAGGCCAAGGCCGCGTGCAAGAAGCAGTTCCCGGCGCGCTACCCGGACGAGCCCAAGGGCCGCAAGTCCGCTGCCAGCGATCCTGCTGACGGTTGATGGGGGCGGGGACGGCTCGCGCATGGGCCGTCCCCTTTCTCGCTGATGGCAGACCTCCCCACATATATCCCCCAGGTCAGCACTGAGCAGGTGCTGTCGCCCTATCAGTTGACGGAACTCGCCACCTCGTTTGTCGGCGTGGTCGGCGCCTCGGGCTGGACCGCTGCTACCGGCACGGCCGACCGCTCCACCTTCGCCACCTATACCGCGCCCACGATCAGCAATCCCCCGACGCAGGCCGAGGTGCAGGCCGTGGCCAACGCGGTGCAAATCCTCTCGCGCCACATGAAGGCGCTGATCGACGACCTCAAAGCAGCCGGCGCCATCTAGCGCGATTCAACGGGCATGGCTGGGGCCGTAGGCAGCAGGAAAGCCTAGGAGGCATCCCGCATGACCACGATCACCACCTTCGCTCCCGTCCCCGGCGCCTGCAAGGGTTATGCCGCATCCTCGTCCTCTGGTTCGACCGCGTTCCAGATCACGAAGATGCCGCAGGCGGACATCTACATCTACAACTCGTCCTCGTCTGACCCGATGTTCTTCGAACTCGGCGGCTCCGCGGTTGCGGCGACTGAAGCGACAACCGGCGCGGCGGGCTCGCTGATCATCCCGCCCTCGACCTTGCAGATCATCCGCGGCCAGCGCGGCGACAACAGCGGCATCTACGGCGCCGTCATCATGTCGAGCGGCAAGACTGGCACCTTGTTCGTGGCTCCGGGCAACGGCGCCTGATGGCCGCCCTGATCCAACTCTGCAACGAGGCGCTGTCGACGATCGCGGCGGGGCAAATCGCGTCGCTGACCGAGAACAGCCTGGAAGCTCGCGAATGCGCTCGCTGGGCGCCGACCGTGCTTGGAGAACTGGCCGAGTGGACCGACTGGATCGATCTCATCAAGCGAGCGACGCTGGCTGAGGTGGCGAACGACCGTCCGGCTGAATGGCTTTACGCCTATGCGCCGCCTTCCGACATGGCCGATCCTCTCGACATGCGCGAGCAGGAAGACGCGGCGACGACCCTGCAGACCTATGGCTTGGGCGACTACCCCGTGCAGGACACCTCGCCGATCCCGTTCACTTACGAGGGGGGCGTGATCTACACCAACATCTCGCCGGCGATCCTGATGTATGGGGCGTCGGTCTATGATGTGGCGTCAATGCGCCCGACCGTGCGCCGCGCCTTCGTCATGGAACTGGCTGCGCGCCTCGCCCTGCCGATCAAGAAGGACGCCAAGCTGGCGCAATTCGTGTTCCAGCAAGCCGAGGTGGCGCGCAACCGGGCGATCGCCGAGGAGGAGAACAAGAACCCGCAGCGCAAGGTCCGCTACACCTCCGATGCTGAGTGGGCGCGTTCCGGGGTCGGCGTGTGAATTTTCGCACTGCCCAGGTCAATTTCAGCCGCGGAGAGATCGCCCCGCACCTCTATGGGCGGTTCGATGTCGACGCCTGGCAGTCCGGGCTCAAGCGGGCGCGCAATGTCTTCGTGCTCAAGTATGGCGGCGTCGCCAAGCGGCCCGGCATGCAACTCGTCGCCGAAGTGATCGACCCGGCGCACGACACTCGGCTGATCCCGTTCCAGTTCTCTCTGACGCAGGCCTATGCGCTGGAATGGGGCGAGAACTACATGTCGCCCTGCGCCGATGGCGGCCGGGTCACATCGGGCGGCCTGCCCTATTCCTGCGCCACTCCCTATGCCGGCAGCGAACTGGCCGAGCTCGCCTATGAGCAGACGACCGACACGGTCTATCTCGCCCACCTCGATCATCCGCCATCCAAGTTGCTGCGCGCCAGCCACACCAGTTGGAGCGTTGCCACGGTGACATTCGGCCCGACGCTGGCTGCGCCGACCGGGCTCGCCGGGGTAGCGTCAACCCCGAATACCGACGCGCCCAACTCTGGCGCCGCCTATTTCCCGCTCGATCAGTCCTATGTCGTGACCGCGGTGAATGACGACACTGGCGAGGAAAGCCAGGGCAGCAACGTCGTGACGGTCACCAACGACCTGACGCTCAAGCGCAACTACAATTCGCTGTCGTGGTCGGCGGTGACGGGGGCGAGCCGCTATTGCGTCTACAAGGCCGATCAGACGCAGTTCTACGGCTACATCGGCACGACCGAGGCGCTGACCTTCACCGACAATAACATCGGGCCCGCACTCGATCGTGCGCCGCCGCAAGCCTTCAACCCGTTCCCGGGCGCCGGGGACTACCCTTCGTCGGTCACGCTGTCGCAGCAACGCTCGATCTGGGGCCGCACCTCGAATGTCCCGCATGGGGTCTGGGGCTCGCGCTCGGGCCGGCTCGAAAACATGGATCGGTCGCGGCCGCTTCGGGCAGATGACAGCTTCTCGTTCGCCATCAACGGCGCCCACGTCAACGCGGTCAACCATCTGGTCACGACCACCTCGCTGATCGCGCTAACCTCCGACGCGATTTTCAACATCGATGGCGATGGCAATGGCGGGGCGATTGCGGCGAACTCAGCGCCGTCGGTCTCTCGCCAGAACGGTCGGGCGGCCTCGCGTCTCAAGCCGCTGATCGTCGATAACGTGATCTTCTACACCCCGTCCGCCGGCGCGTCGGTGCGTTCGATCGGCTACGACTTCGCGATCAACGGGCTCAAGACGAACGACGTCACCATCTTCTCGCCGCATTTCTTCGAAGGCCACACGATCGTTTCGTGGTGTTATGCGCAGGAGCCGAAGTCGCTGATCTGGGCGGTGCGCGATGACGGCGTGCTGCTGTGCTTCACCTGGGAGCAAGAGCAGAACGTCTGGGGCTGGTGCGAGTGCGAGACCGATGGCCTGGTCAAGTCGGTCTGCTCGATCTACGAGGACGGCGAGGACCGGGTCTATCTGATCGTCGAGCGCGTGATCGCCGGGGTGACGAAGCGGTTCGTCGAGCGCATGGCGTCGCACTGGTGGGGTGACATCGCCGACACCTGCTATCTCGACTGTTCGATCCATGCCGAATTCGGCTCGGCGCAATCCACTTTCACCGGGCTCGACCACCTCGAAGGTCGGACCGACATTGCCGGGCTGTGCGATGGCGTAGTCGTCACCGGGCTGACGGTCACTGGCGGCTCGGTCACGCTGCCGGCCGATGTTCCGCCGGCAAAGAAGGTCTCGTTCGGCATCCCCTACACGGCCTCGATCCAGACCCTGCCCTATCGCGTGACGATGCAGGGCTCGGGCGTCAACGTCGGCCGGTCGCACAACGTCGCCCAGATCGTGCTGACAGTGAAGGACACGCGCCAGGTCATGGCCGGGATCGATGCCGACCACCTGTTCCCGGTCAAGTCCCGGACCGATGAAGCCTATGGCTCGCCCGATGCGCTGATGAACGGCGACTACATCGTGAATGCCGACAACAAGGTCTCGGACACGGCCACGGTCTATGTCGAGACGACGGCGCCACTGCCGATGACGGTGCTGGGCGTGGCTTACGAGCCTATCGTGAATGGATAGCCGCGTCCGCCTCGTCCCGGCGCAGCACAAGCACATCGGTCGCATTGCGCGGCGGATGCGCGAGATTGACGCGGCTGAATGCCAGGCAATGGGGCGGGACCCGAAGAACGCACTACGCTATTCGCTGGCGTCATCGGCCAAGGCTTGGACGGCGCTGGTTGACGATCAGCCTGAGGCGATGTTCGGCGTGGTCGTGCAATCCGTGCTCACGGGTGAGGGCTCGCCGTGGTTCCTCGGCACAGATGAGGTCTATCGCCACGGGCGCGAATTGCTGATGTGGGGGCCCGGCCTGATCGCTCGCCTGTGCGATTCAACGGTGACATTGCGGAACCTAGTTTCCGTCGACAACACCCGCGCCATCCGCCTCCTCAAGCGGTGGGGCTTCCAACTGGGGAAGGAGGTGATCACGATCGCCGGCGTCGAGTTCATCCCCTTCGAAAAGGTAGCGTCCTGATGTGCATCCCTGTCGCAGCGCTGGCCATCGGGGCCGCTGTCATGTCGGCGGCTGGCACCGGGATCGCAGCCATCTCGGCCAATCAGCAGGCCAAGTATCGGGCGGCGGTCGAGGAGCGCAATGCCCAGATCGAGCGCGAGGCTGCCAACCAGGAGCAGGAGAACACCCGCCTTGCCGCGCTGGACCACTATCGCAAGGTCGCCCAGTTGAAGGGCCAGCAAGTCGTCGGCGCCGCTGCCAATGGCGTCGTTACGGACTTCGGCACGGCGCAGGACACGGTCGACGACACCTCGATGCTCGCGAACGAGGACGTGAACCGGATCTACAAGCAAGGCGCGCAGGCTGTGCGGGGCCGCGACATCAATGCATGGAACGACGTCGCCCAGGCCAATGCCGATCGGTCGGCGGGTTCGAATGCGCTGCTCGGCGGTGCGTTCAACGCAGCTGGCACGCTGCTCGGCGGGGCATCGCAGTATTCGAAGCTCAAGGCCGGCATGCCCAAGGCGCCGCGGATTGGCGGGGCCGGGCCGATTGTCGTCAACATGGGCACCAATCGCGGGTTCGGCGGCTGATGCCACGCATCCCCACCTATCAGCCCGGGCAGGTCGGTCCGGTCGAGACGACGCAAGCCCGCTTCCGTGCACCGGACATGGCGCCAAGCGGTCTCGGACAGGGTCTGCAGGCGCTTGGTGACGCGACGGCGCGGTATGCGCAGGTGCAGGACGCGATCAACGCCCAGAATGATGACACGCAATCGCGCAAGATGGCGGCCGAGGCGCACCAGCGCATGGCAGCGATCACGCAACAGTTCGGCGCGCTGCAGGGCGGCAATGCGCGCGCTGGACAGGCCGACGCCATGTCGTCGCTCGACAAGGTTCGCAGCGACTACATCGCCCAGGCATCGAACCCGCGCATGGCGAAGATGCTCGAGGAACGGCTTGGCCTGATCTACGCCGACAATGCCGACACCATCAACGGCCACGCGCTCAAGCAGTCCAACGTCGAGCACGAGGGCGCGCTGTCCGCTACGGTCGATATGAACCGGGATGCTGCGGTCTCAGCGACTGATCCCGCCAAGCGGCTAGGTTTCGTCCAGGCCGGCTCGGATGCGGTCAACCAATACCTCGATTTCAAAGGGATCGTCGATCCGGCGGCGCGCGCGCTTGCCCTGCGCAAGTTTACCTCGAATGTGCATCGTGGTGTTCTCGACGGCGAATTGGCGCGTCCCGATCGTGATGTGAATTTCGTCGCGGCCTATCTGGGCGCACACCGGGACGAAATGCTCGACAGCGACGTTCTGGCTATCGAGCGCGATCTGCAAGGGCCGCTCAAGCAGCAGCAGGCCATGGTCGACGTCCTCGGCGTCACCGGCGAGGCCAAGCCGTCAGCGCCGGCGCCGGGATCATCCTCGGCGCGCATGACGGCGATCACGGCCGATTCCGAAAGCGGCAACCGCGATCACAACCCCGATGGCTCATGGGTCACCTCGCCCAAGGGTGCGATGGGGCGCATGCAGGTCATGCCGGCGACCGCGCGCGATCCGGGCTATGGCATTAAGCCGTGGGACGGCAAGTCGGCCGACGACCTGGCGCGCGTCGGGGTGCAAAAGCTCGATGTCCTGATGAAGCGCTACGGCGACCCGGCCAAAGCATGGGCGGCCTACAATTGGGGCGAGGGCAACGTCGACAAGGCGGTGCGCGAGCATGGTCTGCAATGGCTGAGCGCGGCGCCGGCCGAAACGCGAGACTATGTGGCGAAGAACACCGCGGCGCTGAACGGCCACGACGAGGCGCCGCGCGAGTGGAACAAGGACGACCTCTATAACCGCATCGACGCCAAGGCGAAGGCTGAGCGCTGGACGTTGGAGCGAACTGAGGCGGCCAAGCGCTATGCTGACACGATGGTCTCGCGCGACGAGGAACTGAAATCCCGGGCCGAAAAGGCGGCTGACGAGCAGGCGTTCGCGATCGTGCGGGGGCTTGGCGATGGCTTCACCTCGGTCAATCAGATCCCGCGTGAGGTGCGCAACAGTCTGTCGATCGAGGCGCAGGCGCGCTATGACGACCTGGCGAAGAAGAACGCGGCGCCCAAGGAAGCGAAGCCGAACGGGCTCGACGCGATGACGCTCAACATCATGCGGGTGGCTGAGCCGGAACGGTTCAAGGCGCTGAACCTCGCCGAGTTCTGGGGCAAAGTCTCGCCGGCCGAGATGGACACGTTCCTGACAAAGCAGGCCGAGTTGCGATCGGCAAAAGAGGGGGCATGGTCACCGTCGTCTGGCATCTCGTCGGCGGTGGAATACGGCAAGAAGATCGGCGGGCTCAAGCTGAACCCGGAGCAGACCTCGGCCATCATGCAGACCATGGAATCGGAAGCGAACGCGCTCCACAGCGCGGGCAAGCCGGTCGATTTCAACGCCCTGTTCCAGCATGCCACGCGGAACGTGCGGCTGACGGGGCTGTTCGGCAGTTCCGACACGCCGCTCTACAACCTGAC